CCAACCCCCCTTCATACACCCCCTCCCCCAAAATTTTCCAGTAATATCAACGCATTACACAATAGGGCACCCCTATCTTGTTGATTTAATTGTGTTTTTGCACCCCCACCCCCCTATATTTTTACTCAAAATGTCCTAAAAACGACATAAGTCTCCGAAAACACGGGGGTTAGACCCTGAATCGTGGTGATTTATGTCGCTTTTAGACATGTTTCCCCATCACAGATGGGCAAACCAGCCAAGATGACCGAGCGGTGTGTTTATGCTTGTAATTACACAGCTCGCAAACACTCGATCTGCATGACGCTGATGGCATCATGCATCCCTCGCATTTTCTCCCTGTGTAATTACAACCCAGCCCATGTGACAAAGGGCAGCGAGTGGTGTAAGGTTGCTAAATCAGGGACCCTATTGGAGATTTATCATGGGAGCTGGAGCAGGACAGAGAGGTGGTATGCCACGTCAGGCACCACAACAGCAGATGCCACGGATGCCGATGCCTAGCATGGGGCAGATGCCTCCGGGTGTGCCCACGCAGGGGGGTATCAGTGCATTGGCGGCGCAGGGTGGCCAGATGGACCCCAGACTGCTGGCGCTTATGCAGGCGATGCAGCAGCAGGGAGGTATGCCTCCTATGCAGGAACAACAGGTTGGTATGCCTGATCCTCGCATGATCGCGGCCATGCAGCAGCAAGGTGGTCCTCAGGGGATGCCGACGATGCAGCCGGGTCCGATGCAGGGCGGCAGGCCAATGATGGCTGGAGCTGGCGGTAAGGGCGCTGGTATGTCGCCACGTCCGGAAATGACAAACCCACGCGGTCAGGCCGCTCAGTCAGCCAACCCATTCATGGCACAGATGATGCGCGGCGGAATGCGCTGACCCCCTAGTGTCTATACTGTACGGATACCCCTTGTATGGGGTATCCTTCTATAGACTCTTCTACGTATAAGAGTCTTCTACCGGATGTATGAGTCTACCGGGAGTATACGTTCTACCGGATGTATATATAATATATATATACTACACTAAGACTCTATGAACTACTGTGTACACTGTGTACACCGTGTACATGCGATGGCACCCATAGCTACGGGGAGGTAGCTTTGAGTTTGGTTGTTCTGACGTGGCAGTCGGTCTGCTCCTCCTCACGTCAGTTCAAGGGCAGGGTTCGTCAGGGCTGTTCTCCCCAGCGCCAAGGCTGAGCCCTGCCCACCTATCGAGGCACCATGGGAAAGTACGACCACATCCTTGCCAAAATCTCGCAGCTGCCACTCGCCGAGCAGGAGGAACTCCTCCGTGACCTCGAGGAGTTGGAGCGCAAGAAGAAAATCGAAGAAGCTCGATTGAACTTTTTGCCATTCGTCGAGCAGATGTGGCCTGCATTCATTGCTGGCAGGCACCACAAGATCATGGCAGATGCCTTTGAGCGCATTGCGAATGGCACCCTCAAGCGCCTGATCATCAACATGCCGCCTCGACACACCAAGTCGGAGTTTGCGTCCTACCTCTTCCCGGCGTGGTTCATGGGTCAGTTCCCCCACAAAAAGGTGATCCAGACTGCCCACACCGCGGAGCTTGCGGTCGGCTTTGGTCGTAAGGTCAAGAACCTCATCGATGGCACCGACTATCAGGCAGTATTCCCATCCACAAAGCTGGCAGCCGACTCCAAGGCATCCGGTCGATGGGCAACCTCCAAGATGGGGGAATACTTCGCTATCGGTGTCGGTGGTGCCGTCACGGGTAAGGGCGCTGACGTCCTCGTGATCGACGACCCACACTCCGAACAGGAGGCAACCATGGCTGCCTTCAACCCGGAAATCTATGACAAGGTCTACGAGTGGTACACCTCCGGTCCCCGTCAGCGTCTGCAGCCCGGTGGCGCCATCATCATTGTTATGACGCGGTGGGCGAAGCGTGACCTCACCGGACAGATCATCAAGAGGTCCACAGAGCGTCAGGGCGTCGATGATTGGGAGGTCATTGAGTTCCCAGCCATCATGCCATCAGGGGCACCCCTATGGCCTGAGTTCTGGTCTCTCGAAGAGCTTGAAGCCATCAAGGCCGAAATCCACGTCGGCAAGTGGAACGCTCAGTACATGCAGAACCCCACCTCAGAGGAGGGGGCACTCATCAAGCGTGACTGGTGGATGGAGTGGACAAAGGACGATCCGCCACCCTGTGAAGCGGTTATCCAGTCATGGGATACCGCGTTCCTCAAGACGCAGCGCTCTGACTACTCCGCCTGCACCACATGGGGCATCTTCTACCGGACGGACTCCACAGGGGCACAGGTGCCAAACGTAATCCTGCTCGATGCCTACAAGGAGAAGCTCGAGTTCCCGGAGCTCAAGCAAAAGGCCAGAGAGAAGTACTACGAGTACGAGCCGGACCAGCTTGTCGTGGAAAAGAAGGCATCCGGTGCCCCTCTGATCTTCGAGCTGAGGCAGATGGGCCTTCCAGTGACAGAGTTTGTGCCGAGCCGTGGCAACGACAAGATCGCCCGCGTGAACGCAGTCTCTGATCTTTTCTCGTCTGGATGTGTGTGGTACCCGCCTACAAGGTGGGCCGAAGAGGTCATTGAGGAATGCGCGTCATTCCCGTCAGGCGACCATGATGACTTCGTCGATAGCACCACTCAGGCACTCATACGCTTCAGGCAGGGCGGTTGGATCAGGGTAGACACGGATGACTGGGATGAAGACGACGGGCATCGCGAGCCTGTGGAGTACTACTGACAAACCGAAGCACTCGATGGAAATCCTCGAGCAGCATGCCAAGCTTCAGGCCAGATTTGACTCAGCCATGGGCAAGTCTGGCGGTGTCCGTGGTAGGGCAGGAAGAGCACTTATTGAGGAAGAAGAGGTCGCAAGGTCAAATTTGCGCGCTTTTGAACGTGCTCATGGCTTGACACCCAACGCATAGGTCGTATGGTCTCAGTACGAGGGAGCGCGCACGGAACCATCGGTTTTGTATTGGTCGAGGATCAGACTGCGCTACGGCTTATCATCCATCATAGCGCTCCCTCACAACTCTTCCTTAACTCGGTGCTTTTCTGCTATAGTGCCGCAAACCTTGCAGGGGAAACACCATGGCAGTCGATAAGCCTCTCGTCCCGTTTGAGATCGAAATTGAGCCTGAAGAGCCAATGGAAGAGATCGATGACCTTGAGGGATTCGAGGAGTCCAGCAGCACTGTCACGCCAACGGAAGACGGCGGTGTTGTCATCGAGTTTGAGTCGATCTCGGTCGAGCCGGAGTACGAGGATGTGCCCCATGACGAAAACCTAGCCGAGCTCATTGATGACGCTGAGCTTGAGTCTATGGGCAGCGAGCTCGTCGGCAACTACCTGTCTGACCTCCGCACCCGAGATGACTGGGCCATGGCCTACGTCAAGGGTCTTGATCTGCTTGGCATGAAGGTGGAGGACCGCACACAGCCATGGGAGGGTGCCTCCGGTGTGTTCCACCCGATGCTGACCGAGGCTGCAATCCACTTCCAAGCCCAAGCCATGGGCGAGATTTACCCGGCCTCCGGCCCCGCCCGCACCAAAATCCTCGGCAAGATGACCACCGAGAAGTTCCAGCAGGCCACTCGCGTCGAGAACGAGCTGAACTACCTCATCACGGAGCGCATGCAGGACTACCGCGAAGAGACGGAGCAGATGCTGTTCCGCCTCGCTCTGGCTGGTAGTGCCTTCAAGAAGGTCCACTACGACCCCATCCGCAAGGTGCCGAAGTCCACGTTCGTCCCCGCTGAGGACTTCGTCGTGCAGTATGGCGCGTCAAACCTCTCCGACTGCGAGCGGTACACGCACGTCATGCGGAAGACCAAGACCGAGATCATGAAGCTGCAGGCAAGTGGCTTCTATCGTGACGTCGATCTCCCAGAGCCGTCTCTCGAGAAGAGCGACATTCAGGAGAAGTACGACAACCTGCAGGGCGTCGAGGACAGCAACACCGAAGACGACCGATACATGCTCCTCGAGATGCATGTTGAGATGGTCATGCCTGAGGGATTCAACGACGACGACGACATCGCCCGTCCCTACGTCATCACCATCGACAAGTCCTCTCAGACCATCCTGTCGATCCGCAAGAACTGGTACGAGGACGACGACAACAAGCAGAAGCGCATGCACTTCGTGCCGTACTGCTACCTGCCCGGTATGGGGTTCTACGGCATCGGCCTGATCCACCTGATTGGTGGGCTTACCAAGTCTGCCACCTCGATCCTGCGTCAGCTCATTGACGCTGGCACCCTTGCCAACCTGCCCGCAGGTCTCAAGGCCCGCGGCCTCCGCATCAAGGGCGACAACACACCGCTGCGTCCCGGCGAGTTCCGCGACGTCGATGTGCCGAGCGGGTCGATCCGAGACTCGATCACGTTCCTGCCGTACAAGGAACCGTCGAGCGTCCTGTACCAATTGCTGTCAAACCTCGTCGAAGAGGGTCGTCGCATCGGTTCCGTTGCTGACGTGAAGATCAGCGACATGAACGCTCAGGCACCAGTTGGCACGACCCTTGCTTTGCTTGAGCGCAACATGAAGGTGATGTCTGGCGTTCAGGCTCGCATCCATGCGTCGATGCACAAAGAGCTTCGCCTCATTGCTGGCATCGTCAAGGACTTCATGAACGATAAGTACGAGTATGACCCTGACGGTGACTTTGATCGCCTGAAGGACTTCGACGACCGCGTTGATGTCATCCCCGTATCCGACCCCAACGCAGCTACCATGGCTCAGCGTGTCATGCAGTACCAAGCCGCACTGCAGATGGCGCAGCAGGCACCTCAGCTCTACGACATGGGCAAGCTGCACAGGAACATGCTGGAGGTTCTTGGCATCCAAGACGCCGCTGACATCATCAAGCTTCCGGGCGACATCAAGCCGAAGGACCCCGTCAGCGAGAACATGGCAATCCTGAAGCAGGAGCCCGTCAAGGCGTTCCTGTACCAAGACCACGAGGCCCACATCCAGACGCACACGGCCGCGCTGCAAGACCCCAAGATTCAGCAGATGGTTGGGCAGTCCCCGTTCGCTTCCGCGATCCAGTCCGCTATGGCAGCTCACATAACCGAGCACGTCGCCATGCAGTACCGCAAGGAAATCGAGAAGCGTCTCGGCGTCGAGATGCCGCCAGAGGATGCACCGCTGCCGGAAGACGTTGAGGTTGAGCTGTCTCGCCTTGTTGCCATGGCCGCACAGAAGCTCACGCAGCAGAACCAAGCAGAGGCACAACAGGCAGAGGCTGAGAAGCAGGCTCAGGACCCGCTTACCCAGATGCAGCAGAAAGAGCTGGAGATCAAAGAAGCCGAAGTCATGGGCAAGCTTGAGATTGAGCGGGCAAAGCTTGAGCTTGATGTCGCCCGGATGGAGGGCAACATCGACGTCCAGCGCGAGCGTATTCGCTCTGAGGACCGTCGTGAGGGTGCCCGCATCGGCGTCCGTGTTGCGTCCCAGATCGAGGATGCCAAGCGGCAGGACAAGAACGAGGGCATTCGCCTTGGCATTGATATCGCCAAGCAGCTCACCACGAACGGAGGCCAGTGATGGAGGGAGAGATCATCGCGGCCCTCCTGTCGCGCACCGAGGAGCAAAAGCGTTCAATTGAACTTTTTCTCGCAGGTGGTGGCGCGAAGTCATACGACGACTACTGCCGTGCGGTCGGGGAGTACTCGAGCCTCCAAAAGGTCGAAGATGACATCAAGGACATCGAGAAGAGGTTTCTTGAAACCTGATGTAAAATCGTCTAGCGTGTCGTTGTCGGGCTGAGCAGCAGGCTACGGTGGGCCTTAAAACCACTGCTGGAGAAGAAATGTACACCGACAAGACCATAGCTGGCGACGATATTCGCGCCAAGCTCCCAGAGCCAAAGGGCTATCGCGTTCTCATCGCGATCCCCGAGGTCAGTCAAAAGACAGATGGCGGGGTGTATATCCCCGACGAGCGCCGGAACGCAGAGGAGACTGCGTCCCTTGTAGGCTATGTCCTGAAGGTTGGCAGCGAGGCATACGCTGACGCCAGCAGATTCCCCACTGGCCCTTGGTGCAAAGAGGGCGACTTCGTCATCTTCCGTTCCTACTCAGGCACCCGCTTCAAGGTGCATGGCAAGGAGTTCCGTCTCATCAATGATGACACCGTAGAGGCTGTCGTCGAAGACCCACGGGGGTACAGCCGCGCATGAATACGCAAGCCAACCAGATCGAAGAGGACGACGACTTCGAGGTCGAAATCATCGATGACACGCCTGAGCCGGATCGCGACAAGGCACGACGCCCTGACGGCGCTGAGCCCGATGTCCCAGAGGATGACGAGATTGCCTCGTACTCTGAGTCGGTGCAGAAGCGCATCAAAAAGCTCAAGTATGAGTTCCATGAGGAGCGCCGATCCAAGGAGGAGGCCGCTCGCCTGCGTGATGAGGCTGTAGCCTTTGCACAGCGTGAGTATGAAGAGAAGCTCCGCCTGCAGCGCATGCTGGAAGAGGGCGAGGGTGTCCTCGTCAATCAGGCCAAGCAGCGCCTTTCGATGCAGCTCGACAAGGCCAAGATGGACTTCAAGTCCGCTTATGAGCTTGGCGATGCTGACGCCATGGCGGACGCTCAGGCGAAGCTCACGGAGCTGAAAAACGAGGAGTATCGTATAAACTCCTACAGGCCTCCGCAGCGTCAGGCTCAACAGCCAGCCCCGGTGGCGCAGCCGCAGAAGCCTGCGATCAAGCCTCCGAGTGACAAGGCTCAGGACTGGGCACAGAAGAATCCGTGGTTCATGCGTAACGGCGATGAGGACATCACTGCCCTCGCCATGGGCGTCCACGAGAAGCTGGTTCGCTCGGGAGTTGCGCCAGACACGGATCAGTATTATTCTCAGATTGATGGTGCGGTTCGCCGCGCCTTCCCGGAACGGTTTGCCGACGCCTCAGAAGAGGTGAAGCCACAGCGGCGGCAGGCTGGCAACGTGGTGGCCCCAGCGGGACGTGCTTCCGCTCAAACATCACGCAAGGTGGTACTTACCTCGACTCAGGTCGCGCTCGCCAAGCGACTTGGGCTTTCGGCTCAACAGTATGCGGCGCAAATTCTGAAGGATTCATCCAATGGCTGACCGTACTCCCCGAACGCTCACTACTCGTGAGGGCGCTGAACGTCGCAAAGGATGGCAACGCCAATCTCTCCTCCCCACCCCCGAGCCCCGTGACGGTTTGCACTTCCGTTGGGTTCGCACCTCTACAATGGGAAATGAGGACAACAAGAACGTCTCCAGCCGATTCCGCGAGGGGTACACCCCGTGCTTGGCAAAGGACTTTCCTGAACTGCACGTCTTGTCGGACCACAACTCCCGGTTCCCCGAGAACTT